TCTTGAATGCAAAGAATAAGATATACAAGGGCAGCAAAACAACATACGGTGCTTGGGCTGACCGACACGGATTTAAGTGGGCGGAAGGATCAATCCCAGAGGAGTGGTACAAAGATGAATGACAACGATGAAGATTTTGAAGCAGTAGTCGAAAAGGCCAGTCTACTTCCTAGCAGGTACTATGTAGTCATACGGGATGCTGACGAGGAAGGCAGTCTCAAGATGACAGCCTATGATACCACCGAAGAAGAGGAAGACGATGAGTACGTTCCTGCCGGTGCTGTCGTGCTGGCGGGTATCATGGAACTGATGGAGAATGACTTTGACAGAATCATGAACGCTGGCATGGCCCGTCTTACCTTTCAAGCAACTAAGCAGAGCATGATAGAAGAGGCAGACGAAGGGGCTACTGTCGAGCATCTACCCGATTCAAACATTGTAAAAGTAAACTTCGGAAAGCTACAATGATCAAAGAAAACTGGACCCTCAACAACTATCAGATGCAGGCTCGTGAGTTTGCCATCTATCCCGAAGACATGAAGATCACCTACCCTACGCTAGGTCTAGCTGGCGAGGCGGGTGAGGTGGCAGACAAGGTGAAGAAGGTCTATCGCGACGGACGCGACGACTCACTGTTCAAGGGTGAGATAGCGAAAGAGATAGGTGACGTCCTTTGGTATTGCGCCGCCTTAGCAAATGATCTAGGCTTTTCTTTGCAGCAGATTGCAGAGATGAATATGTATAAGTTGAAGTCTCGCAAAGCCACTGGTAAGCTGCAAGGCGACGGAGACAACAGATGAGACACGAGGAATTTATGAAGAAGGCTGCTATGGAATCCCTACAGAGAAATGCGTTTAAGCCCGACGAAGATAAGCTTCTAGACACATACTACAACCAGCAGATAGACCTGTTTGGTAAGTCTAAAGCAGACATGGTGAATTCACCCCCGCACTACAATCAAGCAGGGATTGAGTGCATAGACGCTATCCGCGCTGCAACAGACGACGGATATGGACATTACCTGCAAGGCAACATCATCAAGTACCTGTGGCGCTACCGATACAAGAACGGTGTCGAAGACTTAGAGAAAGCGAGATGGTACTTGGACAAACTTATTGAGGAGACGACTGATGAATAATATGCTACCCACCCCCTATCAACAGTTTATACACAAGTCCCGCTATGCGCGTTGGATCGACGAAGAAGATCGGCGTGAGAATTGGGATGAGACTGTCGAACGCTACTTGAAGTTTATGATCTATCAAGTGAAGGGCAAGCATCGGTTTGACATGTCGGCGGACGACATATCGGACATCCGTGATGCAATCATAAGCCAAGAAATTATGCCGTCTATGCGGGGTATGATGACTGCTGGTCCGGCTCTCGCAAGGGATAATATCTGCGGGTACAACTGTAGTTACATCCCTGTGGATAGCCCTCGTTCGTTCGATGAGTGCATGTACATTCTTATGTGTGGCACGGGTGTAGGCTTCTCTGTGGAGCGAGAGAACGTGGACAAGCTTCCTGTAATCAGTGACGCTATGCACGAGACAGACACAGTGATTAAGGTAGGAGACTCTAAGCCGGGATGGGCCAAGTCTTTGCGGGAACTTATCGCACTGCTTTACGCTGGGCAGATTCCGCAGTGGGACTTGTCTGCTGTTCGTCCGTCCGGTGCGCGGCTCAAGACAATGGGCGGCAGGGCATCCGGTCCCGGACCCCTAGATGATCTGTTTCAGTTCACTGTAGCCCTCTTCAAGAAGGCACAGGGGCGGCGTTTGTTCCCTATCGAATGCCACGACTTGATGTGCAAGGTGGGCGAGATTGTGGTCGTGGGTGGCGTACGTCGTTCCGCACTGATCTCCCTGTCGAACCTCAACGATGATCAGATGGCCCATGCCAAGTCCGGTGCGTGGTGGGAGAACGAAGGGCAACGCGCCCTTGCCAACAACTCTGTGGCCTACAAGGGCAAGCCGGAGATGGGCACGTTTATGCGTGAGTGGGTATCTTTATACGAGTCTAAGTCCGGAGAACGTGGGCTGTTCAACCGTCAAGCTGCGGTGAAGCAAGCTGCGCGGAACGGTCGTCGTAAAGTTCACGACAGACCTCTGCTTGATGATACCGACAGTCACTACGCAGTTCACCCTCACCGCACTGATGAATCCTTCATCCAGTTCGGCACTAACCCCTGCTCTGAGATCATCCTGCGTCCCTATCAATTCTGCAACCTGTCAGAGGTTGTTGTACGCGAAAGCGACACACTGGAGAGCCTAAAGCGCAAGGTACGCCTCGCTACAATCTTGGGCACCCTACAGTCAACCCTAACCGATTTCAAATATCTGAGGAAAGTATGGCGGGACAACACAGAAGAAGAACGCCTCTTGGGCGTATCCTTGACTGGTATCATGGATCACTCAATTTTATCGAAGACCGTCGATTCCCCTCGCTGGCTCGAAGAGATGAAGCAAGTCGCCGTAGATACGAATCGCAAGTATGCAAAGATGCTTGGAATCCCACAGTCCGCTGCCATCACTTGTGTCAAGCCATCGGGCACTGTGTCTCAACTCGTAGACGCCGCTAGTGGCATCCACGCACGGCACAACGACTATTACATTCGTACAGTGCGCGGCGACAACAAAGACCCTCTGACGCAGTTCCTCAAGGAGCAGGGCGTCTACAGCGAAGCGTGTGTGATGAAGCCGGAATCGACAACTGTCTTCTCATTTGCCATGAAGTCGCCGGAGGGTGCCGTCACACGGACACAGATGACAGCGATAGATCAGCTTGAATTGTGGAAGACGTACGCCGTTCACTGGTGTGAACACAAGCCGTCTGTGACCATCACAGTCAAGGAAGACGAGTGGATGGACGTAGGTGCGTGGGTGTATGAGAACTTCGACGTGGCATCGGGCGTGTCCTTCCTGCCGCATTCGGATCATACGTATCAGCAAGCACCCTACCAAGACATCGAAGTCGATGATTACTTGGAGTGGCAGCATGAGCGGGGCAGTTTAACTATTGACTGGACTGCGCTGTCAGAGTATGAGAAAGAAGATAATACATCCGGGTCACGTGAATTGGCATGCACTGCCGGGGTATGTGAAGTCGTCGATCTCAATGCTGCCTAATGGAGCGGCTGTCAATACTGCTAGACAAGATATTCGGGCGGTTCTTTGAAGTGAAGGAACCTCCCAAGTATCTGTCGGGAAAGAGAGAGAAGACAGATGAAGAAAAAGAAAAAGCCGCCCCTCGCATGGAAGCGGGGGGACGGCTGGGTTCAGTTCTATCCCCACCCCCATCATCCTTGTTACGAGGAGTGGGTTCAGAAGAAAGAAAAGGAAGACAATGATTCCAGTAAAGATAACAGATGATATGTTCTTAAAGGCCCGTGAGAAAAACAGTGAGATGGGCCTGCTGCGTAACTCTATCATCAAAGGTAACGGAAGTATCGCGGGCTTCTTAGGAGAACAGATTGTCTTAGAAGTTCTTGGGGGAGAGTGGGTGAACACCTACGAATACGATATCGTCCTAGAGAATGGCTTGAAGGTCGAAGTAAAGACCAAGCAGACCACTGTTACGCCCAAGCCGGATTACTCCTGTTCGATATCTAACTTTAACACGCATCAGCAGTGTGATATCTACGCTTTCACACGGGTCATGAAAGACTATTCTATGGGGTGGTATCTAGGATACTGCACTCCTGCAGAATACTTTGACAAAGCAAACTTCGTAAAGAAGGGCGACTTTGATCCGTCTAACAACTGGACGTCTCACGCTGATTGTTACAACCTTCCTATACAGGAGTTGAACAATGTTCAAGACAATGGTTCTGATATGCTCTCTGAGCGTACCTAACATGTGCATGAAGTTTGAAGACACTGAAGGTTTGCGGGCAACTGAGGAACAGTGTAAAATGCGGGCGGGAGAGATGCTGCAGAGTTTATCTAGTGTGCCTCTTCCCATACCGCCACCGTACAGTGCGGGCTATAGATGCGTAATAGGGGAAGAAACATGAAAGCGAGTCTGTTCTCATTCAACGTGTACCTTCGACAGGATGGTCGTGTTGAACTACTAAAAGAAACAGTGCGCCCAGACGAACTACAAAAAGAAATGGACGCGGGAGTGCCCGAATATGACGGCGCACACTCCATCGCGTCCCTTCTTAGATATGTCAATTCAGTGACTGATGAGATGATAGATAAGTCTAGGCAGTACGTGTCTTAGCCATAGACTCTTCGATCTTCTTGGCCCGTGCTATCTCGTATGACGATAGCTTGCCGTCCTTATCAAGGTCAGCCTTCTCTTTGTTTTTGACTTCTTCAGAGTCCCCGTTGGTTTTACGTACTGTAGAACCCATAGCGTACTGCTTCATCATTATGTGTCTCCTAACTGTTCGGCAGGAAGGATACCCGACGCGATAAATCCGCGTCTAACTTCCCTCAAGTCCTGCTTTACTTCTGTCTCTAAGTTCTCCGGTCTAATTTCTATCTTGCCTATAACGTCAGCCCGCGCATCTATCATGGCTGCTTCTATGTCGTCCGGGTGTGTGTATTCGGGAACTACGGCATCGTACCTAAGAAGTTCTCTGTTTGCCGTAGCTATCAAAATAGTGGACAGGGAACGGACGTCGCTATCCGTGACAAGCTTCGGATCACGCATCATAAGCAGCATAATTCTGCTTGCTTCTTTGTTCGATGCGGCAAGCTGGAACGAGTCTAATTCCATTTGCTGAAGAACGCGGAAAGCAAATTCTGCACCCACGTACGTCGGGCTAACCATGCCACGTGCAATGTTGAAGGCACGGCTGATTATCTCATTCGGAGAAATACCTCTAGCGATTCCTGTCGGGGAATACTTAGCGAACTGTACCCCCGAAGCCATGATAGTCATGTCTGCCAAGTCTTGCATGAAATCTATGTGATCTTCGTCCATGACTTCCGACAGTATGGCTCGTACGTTCTTATCCCTCAACTCGCCAGCTAACTGGACGGGATTAGTTGTCAACTTTATGATCTTTTTCTGTCCATCAAATCCCATAACGGGTACTTCACCCTTTTCACCCTTGCTTGCGCGTTGCCTAATTCCCTTGAGTGTTTGATAGACAACGCCATCGTTGAATGCTTTTAGGGCTTCTTCTTCAGATACACTGTTTTCTCGTGCGTAACCTGCAACAAATGTATCACGCAAACCACGGAACATATTGATATCGTAGTTGGCAATGTACTTCTCGTAGAACTGTACGGGATCGGTTGTTTCGCTTATTCTATTCAGTCGATCTGCAGTGCGCTTTTCAATAGACAGGTTTTCCAAATTCGCGTCTGCCATAGAGCCGGTCCTGCGATTGACTGTATCCCGAAACGCTTCGAAACTTTCCCGGACTGTAGAGTCGTCACCGATTGCTTCGACAATATCGCGCTCTGCGGCCACTATGTCTGCTAGGTCTACCCAGTTCACTATTTCACCGTCGGGGTTGTCTGCTGTAATGACCTTTATTCGCAGATGTTCTTGCAACTTCTCTACATTCTCTACGCGGTTGAAGTTGTATCCTCCAGCGATTCCACCCTTCACGTCCGTGATGTCTTTGCCTACAAGGTCTAGGACGTTGCTACCGGTTTCATCTGCCCACTTTGCTTGGATGGCATTTCGTACGATAGCTTGAATGGTTTTGAAGTCATCCTCACTGTTCTTAGGAAGGCGCATGTCATATATGAAAATGGAATTATCACCCACTCTTTCTACGCCATCAGCCCAGTAAGCGTTGAAGGATTCCATCTCCATTCTAAAATCAGTAAACGCTGTAGCATCGCCTGTAGCTATGCCCCTAGAAGCTGCCTCTGCCAGCGGGTCATTCCATTTATGCGGCTCCGTATTCCGTGCGTATGCGCGGCGATACGTGGCGGGATTTACGAACTCCGGAACATCGCGGGAACTATCCGCCCTCTGTCCGTAGCTTCCTTGCGCCGCTACAGGATCGAATACGATTTTTTGATATTCAGACCGTGCATCCTGCATGACCCCACGAGCATCGGGTATTTCATCTATCTTATCATCAATCAATTTCATGATATCGCGATACGGTTTTGCCGCAGCTTGACCCTGTGAATTTGCAATTCTTTCGCCAGTATCACGCAAGTGCCGGTACAGTTCATCAGCCTCAAAGGCGCTAGTTTGAAACGGCTGAAAGAATATACCCTCATCAGACTGATTTTTGTATAGGGCCATAGCGATTTCAACTAGCGAGGCATCCTCACCCACAAAGAATCCGCCCTCTTCACCCATCGGTAGATTCTCTACGTCATCCCCCGCAGCATTTTTAAAGGTTCGGGAACGCGCTGCCTCTATCATAACTTCGTAGTTATCACCAAAGTAGTCTTTGAGATTGCGCTCTGCCGCTCTGTTCAGTGCCTGCATTGCGTGTCGGCCTGTGCGTCCTTTGAAGAATCCAGCATCACCGCCGAAGAATAGGCGTATATCACCTCCCTGCATTTCTGCAAGACGATCCGTCATCTCCGTAACAATGTCTGCCAAATCAACTTTCTTATCGCCTAGCGTTTTTTCAGCATTGCCGTATATCTGTCGCCCAAGCAAACGTACCTTCTCATCGCGGTGATCCGCCATGTCTTCTGTGAGTCGCCCTAAAGCAATGTCGTGCTGTCCAGCCCCACGCAGGCTGTCCACGTTTTCAGCCGCATCCTGCAGAGATTTACCAAGCATGTTTATATTGTTAGTAAGGATCGTACGCTGAACTTCTAAATCCTCCGCAGCACCCGGTGTGAGTCTGATTTCTAGATCAGTCAGTGCGGTGAGTACGTTTGCCGCTTCCTTTGAAGTAGGATCACGCAATACAAGTGTCTTGTACTCATCTAGCAGTTCTAGGTATCCCCTACGACGTTCGCCCAGTGCCCGCATTTGCCCGTCCGCAGCCTTTTGAAAGCCTTCGACAAAAGTCTGAAACGCAGTAGTATCTTCCATCTTAACGCCGGTTGTCTCCGCAACTAATTCGTTGAGACGCTGAAAACCTAACTCTGCCTGCCGGAGTGAATTTTCAGCGGCTAACTGTGCCTCGACGGCTGGCCGTAGATTTTTAATGCTGAATTTACGAATGCCTTGTGCTTCGATAGCTTGCAGGGGTGCAAGGCCCGAAGCATATGCAAAAGTCAGTGAGAAGGCTTCACTTGCTTCCTTGTATTTGTCTGTTCCTTCGAACCTCTTCAGAATGTCCGTTCTTACTCTGTTGTATTCTGCCAAGTTTTTGTAGACTGCATCGACGCCCTCTTCTGACATATTGTCGAGAAGTCCTGCTACTTTAGTCAGTGCCTCTATTTCCGCTGGGCCTAGTTGTGTCCCCAGTGCGTTTGATATATCTTCGAAGTTGCGGTTCACAAGCGCACCCCGTGGGATCAAGGGTAGCTTTTCAAGGGTCATACCGAAAGCCTTGACAAGCGGGGTAGCTTGGTTCCTAAGAAGGGCACTGTCAATACCACGCAGAGTCGCGCCCGTACCCTTCACCAAGGGTCGTCCGAATATAGCTGTTCCCAGTGCGCCGATTACTCCGCCCACTTCGGGACTTAGTTGATTTCCCGCAAAATCGGGGATAAAATTGTAGCCTATTGTTTGCCCCGCAGTTATAACAAGATCGTCTACCAAGACATTTTTATAGAAGGGATCATCCGGTGTATACTTACTGAATATGCCCCTGCCTACCATGTTGGCGTGTCTGTCTTGTAGAAAGTTACGACGTGTGAGTGCATCGGCATACGTCATAGTCTCATCTACGCCTTGGGCATTGCGAACTGTGACGGTTGCGTTGCCTGTCTTGCCTGCCCTAGATGCAGAATTTAGAGAGAAGTTTAAACTATCAAGTTCGCGGGTTACATTGGCCAATGAGCGGTCAAACTGGGCACTAGCTGCAGCAGTTCCAATCGATCCTTCATACCCAAACCTGTTTGTAAGCAGATCGCCAAATCTTTTTTGAAATCCCCGAAAGGACTTTGCAAATCCCGGAGCCATTTTACTTATGTCATATTGGGCAAGAGCCATACGCATAGGTATTGATTCATCAATCAACCCCCGCTTCTTGAGATCGTTGTACCGTTCTAGCTTCTTCACGCCGCTTGCTTTGTGCATTTTTGCAAATGCCCCGGACACTGCTAGGTTAGGTACGGCAAACTGACCAAACTGCGCGATTAATCCCTGCTCACTGAATGTGTAGTCAAGTATAGCGTCCGCTGCTTCTTCGGTAATCAAAGGCAAGTTTAAGCGGCGACCAGTGCCGTCGTCTAGCGGCTTACGATAGTTTTCTAAAAATGCAGGCAGTCCAAAGCGTTCGATGTAGGCGTCTATCATTTGATCATTAAGTTTTTGCGCGTAAGATGTACGGAATCCGGCGCTGTTCAACGATTGCCGCAGTGTATTCTTGTCTTGTATAAAGGTAGGATAGGCTTTCTTAAACTCTTCGGAAAAAACAGTATCGAAGTCTGCCATTGTAAGTTCAGCCGACTTTTGAATACGAGTTGTAGCATTGGTAGTAGCGGCTGCGACCATCCTACCGCCTGCCACTATATTGATGGGCAGGTTTATACTAACGTCTTTTGCGAAATCCTCTGTGTCTCGCACAAACTGCCGCATAAAATCAGTGCCAAATTGGTCATTGATGAGTTCTTGTACGTTAGGATCGAAGACCTTATCCTTGAGCGAATTGTTCAGTCCTATACGAAACAGTGAGTATTCTTGAACTTCTTCTGCAGGAGAATCACCTACTAGGCCAAGTATAGGTTCTTTGGTGCTTACACCAAGGTCCGCAGGAACTCGCTCCCCTGTCGAGGTGATAGTCGTACCGGGGATTCGTGCCACCCTGTCCACACCTTGGTAGGGGGCTTCCATCTGATCAATCGCTCTATTGTGTGCGGATACGGCCTGTTCGATCTGTGCAAAATAACGCATGTTGTTATTCTTTGCCGCGTCGATGAAGTCTTGATTTATCGGCTGTCCCTTTGGACTTTTGATAACAGCCTCGCCGTCCAACACCTGTTGTACTGTGATCTTAGGCGTGGGTTTCACCGACTCACGCAGAGCCGTCCTAGCCTCTTCTGATATGCCGGGACCGACGCCCAAGGGGCTGGCTACGTCTGTCTCTCCTGCTAGACCAAACGGAGAAGTGGAAATACCCAGTCCTGCTGAGATGGTACGATTATCTTGACTTTCATTGTTGATCACATCAAGTCTCCTGCTGGAACATAGTAACCGTTCTGCACTATATACAGACCTTCCATTTTATCGCCGCCCTTTATTCTGATTTCGAACTTGCCACCCGGCCTTACTGGTCCCACAGGGGACGCATCATCGACGGGGATACCACCTTCGGGGGCAGGGGGCAGTTCTTCGAACATAGGAATTTCTCGACGTTCAGTTGCTGGGACATATTGTGACATATCGGGAATTTCTCTAGGTGGCGGATCGACCCTATTTGCAGGCATGGGAGATGTTGCCGGTACTTGTGATGTATCCGCGTTTGCAGGTGCCCGCTCTTGTTCTACCCCATCTTCCGGTGGTCGGGTTTCGGCAAAAAATGCCGGTGGCTGTGTTCGAATGTCTGCACGAGGGTTGACCCTGTTTACCGGCATCGGAGAAGTCGCGTTAGAAGAGGCGGCGTCCGGATTGATTGTGTTTACCGGCATTGGAGAAGTTGCGGTAGCAGACGGAGCGTCCGGATTGATTGTGTTTACCGGCATTGGAGATGTAGACGGAGGAGCGGCATTTGTATCAGCCCGCTTTAGTTGATCCGGTGAAATCGGCGTGTAAACAGGGTTACCGTCGGCGTCTTGAGATACAGTGTGTAATATGTCCATTCCGTCGGCGTCTTTTTTTGCTGTCGCATCTAGATCGGGTCCGGAGAACAGTTTAACGACAGGCTGACCATCCTGCGTTACCATGCTAGAAACAGTGAGGGGCGTATTGTACGACTTAATCGAAGCAGCGGACCCCGCACTCTTACGTCCATATCGACGCATGATATCGAAAGAGTACGCTGCTTCCATGATAGCCCGCTCTTCCGGCTTCATAGGCTTGCTACCCTTGCCGTACTTAACCAAGACACGCAGACGATCTGCACGATCTTCAAATTCTTGGATAACAACGCCCAGCTTCTTTACAACTTCTGTCGGGGTGTTGAAGTTACTGCCCAAACGATCAAGCTGCTGTTGAACGTCTTGGTTAGATAGTCGTCCGGATGGGTCCGCTGCACGGGCCATCTTAAATGCGAGTCCGATACGCAAGGAAGCGATTTCAGCGTAAGTAACGCCGTCGGCTCTTGCCTGCAAAGGATCATTATCCCTCTTTTTCGCATCTTCCATCTCATTACCTAAAGTATCTAGGAAGTCTTGGGTGATGCCGGGTTCTCCCGACCCAGCGTCTACCATTTGGATGGCTTCTCGCTGTCCAGTAGTAAGCCCTAGCTGGTCTAGGAAACCTAAGTCAGTGACGCCGGATTTAATTACTGATCCAGTGAACCTAAATATCTGCTTCACTTCTTGATACGCAGCAGCATCGCCTAACTGGACCGTTTTTACAGCTAGGGACCGTATATCCGTCAGTACCCTCTCTTCATTTATAAGAGCCTTTTCAATATCGCCAAAAGTTTTGCCCGTCGGATTTTCCTCGCCATAGTGTAGTTCTAGTGCCAATTCTGTTCGGCTTTTATTGTCTCGACTAACCCTATACTTACCCGCTACGTATTGTGGTTCCTTCTCTTGCATCATGAAGTACGGATACAGCGCGTGAGCAGCAGCTTGAAGAGAAGGCTGTCCACTGGCATTTAGGGGAAGCACGGAAGACACTATGTTATACGCGGCGGGTATGCTAGAGGCTTCTCGCGCGTCTTCAGATAACGTCATAATATTTTGAGGACGCAGAAGGTCTAGGCGTGGAAACTTGTCTTGTTGAATAGCGCCAAGCTTAACAGACGCGTCAAACCACTGATTCGCTACTTCATTTGTAACACCGGCAATCGCTATGTTTCTATGCCACACATTGAAAACATCCCCGTTGTCTCGCAGATTAAATGCGTTTTTAATATCATTAAATCCTGCTACCATATTGTCGGTACTAAATATAGGACCGCTCATTTGGGAATAGTCGATTATCCTGCCGTTGCGGGTTATGCCAAGAATATTGGGATTATTCTTTTCTTCTGCTTGCTGTTTACGCAGAGCCTCTCCCGCACTTACGCCGCTGCCTTGACCCGCTTTTCCACTATCTAACCAGCCACTATTGATCCCATTCCAGTCGTTCCACCAACTTTCTGTGGTTTCGTCATACGTAAGTATCTCATTGTCCGGACCCGGATTTTCTAAAGCCCGTCCGTTCATATACCCGTTGTAAGCATTTATAACTTCGCTTACACCGCTCCAAACATCCCTATCTTTCCTAAGAATACCGCGAAAGTTCTCGTCTTGCATTTTAGCAGCGAATTCACCAGCCCATGCAGTTGCTGTATTAAAGTCTTTGGGGCGCACGGTTCGAAAGGAAACCCGATTGTCGCCCTTGCCAAAGCTAAATTCAGATGTATCAACTTCGTCTATAAGCCCTTTCATATTAGCAATATCAATGTCGAGGCCGGGAGAACGCTGTCCAAATAGATTGACGCGACCCCTGCTGGCTACTTCGCCCCTAGCACCCCTAAGAGCCTCTGCAACAGCGTTCAATCCGCTGGCAGAGCGTTCATCCGCAGGCTTCATCCGGTATTCCGCTAGAGTTGTTTCAAGGGTGTCTAGCTTTTGCTGATCAGACAAACGCTTTGCTTTTTCTACTTCAATGTTCTTTGCGAATCCTTGAACTAGTCCCGTTACAAATGCTGCACCAATACCCATTATTTAGTCTCCTTCGCGGACAAGAAGCTTTCTTCCTCTATTTCATCCGGCATTGTGCCCTGACGAATACCCTCATTAATTTGCTCTCTGACAAAGGAGAACAGACCCGGATTGTTTTCTTTTAACATTGTAAAGAATGTCTCGTCCGGCATTTCATCCTTTGTCATTTCATCATCATTCTCAAAGAAGCGATAGGGGATGTTTTCTTCTTCCGCCATGTTTGCTATGTACATGGCGAGTGGCGCTTTGAGTAGCAGCCCTACATCGGGATTAAATCCGCCATCTGAAAACTTTTGAAATATATATCCTTCAACCAAAGACTCGACTGATGCGCCTACCATCAGCAGCTTCAACAACTCTCGCCGTGTCTTTTTCTTCTCTAGTGATGAAATAGCTTGGTCTAGCGCCGTCTTTGGATCGACAACAGCAGGGGGATTACCCCACGGCCAGCGAGTGTTGTCCGAAGTCAGACCGTAACCCGGCGGGGCCACAGCAAACTGATCCTTGCTTTCGATACTGCCTTGTTGCGGAATCTGATTCGGTTCGATTTTCATGTTACGTTTACCTCTGTCATCTTAACGCTAGGGGTATTGCGGCTTGTATCAACAGCTTCTACTGGAGTTGCGTATGCAGCTAGCACGTCATTTAACTGAGAATTACGGGCATTTTCTTGAAGATTACGCATAACACGAGCAAGCTGTGTGTTATTGGCGTAGTCAAATCTAACCGGCCCACCCGACTCAGATCGTATTTCCTGTCGCCGGTTTAAACCCCCGCGAGTAAGTTCCTGTATCGTCCTGTTTCGTATGGGCGCTTCAGCATATTGGAAGGGTGCCTCATCGCTACCTATCTTCAAAAAGGCACTGGCAGCATCGCTCAAAAAGCCGCCATCGCTGCTGCCCTTTTTAGAAGGAGTGCCCCCACCACCGCCACCGGCAATCCCGGCTATAGCAGGCAAGAATATAGCAAGTGCATTTCCTAAACTACTCATTTATTTAATCCTCATCATCATCGCTGTTATCGGTAGTTCCGCCTGCCCACAAAGCAAGCCAGTTTCCAATACCCATAGCGAGGTTATCTTTCTGTTGCTTTTCATACATAGAGTTGGTATTCGCAAATTCCATAGCCATAATACCAATCTCGTGCTGTCTCTGCATCTGCGACTCACTCTTTTGGAAATTCCAAGCGGCGTTATCGCGATACATTTGCCACAGATTATTTAGTGCCGACTGGCTGATATTTAAAGCGTTCTGCACATTGAGGCGGTTTGTTTCGTTCTGTATTGCTGTGTTCGCAGTGTTGACCTCTCTGCGCCACTGTGCATTAGACTGATCAACGGCAAACTTCATGTTTGTGTTGAATTTATCCCGCGAGTCACGCATGGATGCATTAAACTGATTGACAGAGTTTGTCTGTCCTGCATTGAATTGTTCCATTGCAGCTACACGGTTTGCGTTAGCCGTCTCTACTTGGGACTCTAATTCAGCGAAGAATTCTTCTACTTGCAATTCATTTTTAGCGTTAAACTGTTTGCGGGCATTTTCTTCCGCAGCATCCTTGAACATAGCCTGTGTCAAGGCTTGATATTCTATAACAGACGTCTGCTGTTGCGCGTCCATATTTTTTGTTTCAGTAGCAAGGAGAAGCTGTGCATTTGTGACTGATGCTTTGAGACGCGCATTTAAGTTCGCAGTATCCATAGATGCCTGCGCTGCAGCATTCTGCAAAGCAGTGCGCTGTCTATTATTCAAGTTAGCCAGTTGTATTTTCGCGTATTGATCTGCATCCTTGGCGGCAATAGGAATTCCGGATTCCAAGACTGCCTGCGTCATAGCAGCAGATGCAATGCTAGATGATCCCAGCCCCCGTGACTGCATCACTCCCGCTATCTTGCGGACGGCAGGAGAGGCCCACGGTGGTAGGGGCTTGCCTTCTTCGATTCCCGCCATCAGATCAGCCATCTGATGCTTTACCGTAGCACGGGCATCAAACTCTGCGCCCTCAATGGTCGCAGCTTCAGCGATTGCTCCCTCTGACAAACTTCCATCTGTAAAATCTACAGATATGTTTTTGGTTATCTGTGCAGGGTCTAGGGTCTGTTCGGCTAATTTATTTTGTACTTTGGCCGTGGAATCTATCTGTCCAACATTGTTACCCGGCTTTTGTCCCGGACTGACAGTGAGTGCTTCATTCGTGGTATCGACTGTAGATGCAGCTACCTGTGGTGAAGTTTCACCAAGAGAAACATCTTTTATCTGTGTGGCGACATCATCGGTATCTATCAGTACGCCGGTTACGTCTTTTGTTCCCGATAGACCCCCAGCCTGTTTACTCATCTCATCTAGCAGCTTGATATCGGTATCGATTTTTGCTTCTGACATATTATTGTTTCCTGTAGTAAATCCGCTAGGAACTTGTAGGTCTCGTAGTCCGCCGGTAGATAGCCCGGTAGATAGTCCGGTAGATACTAGCGGTTGGCTGTTCAGCGCGACAAAATCTTCAAACGACCCTTCGCCCGGAAGAAGCACTCGACCCTTAAAGCCCGCATCGCGCTGTTTTTTTGACTCTTTCTGTGCTGCTTCGTACAGCTCACGAAGTTGACTTTGAGACTGCGAATCCACAGCTATCTAATACCCATAAATACAGACACGACCATAGCTACCACCAAAACAGTGCTTCCCATGATCATCGCCTCAAGACGCCACATACGTTTGTCGAGGCTGTCTAGCTTGCCATGCACCAATTCACGGAACATCGCGCACTCTTTTTCGTGCGCTTCTAGCTGCAAACGAGTCTCAAGCACGGGTTCCATTTTCGGTTCCATAGCCATCTTCATCATTACGACTTAGGATTGTCTGTTTTGATTTGCGCTACTTTCGTCTGCCACGCATCTAGGCCATTTTCTGTGATGTACTCAAGCTGCTGTTCCGGCGTACCGTAAGCTGCAGTTCGGTCCTGCACATATTGTGGACGTGGGTCAACGTACTCTTCTGTTGGTTTCTCTGCAGCCGTGCGTGTTGTCCCGGCAGAGAGGAATGAAGGTGTCGTTCCTGTCTTCAAGTGTGGTGGCGTGATGTTGTGGACAATATCGTCGAGATCGGCTTCTGTCATATCAGAAGTCAGTTGAACGAAAGTCCATGTGCCGTCACTGTATTGGACCTTGGCCACGCCATTGTTGATTTCCGGAATTGTATATTGCATTAAACTGTGCCTCCTTGCACTGTTCCGCTCTGCGTTAATGTGACGTTTGAAAGTCCTCTAATATAGTTTCCTGCTGCTGCTCCAGAAGAGCCGCCACTTCCACCGCTTCCGCCACTGCCGTTGGTGTGGTTGCCGTTGTTGCCAGTAGCACCAGTGTTTCCGGTTGCCCCGGATGAACCTGCTGCACCGTAGCCGCCACCGGAACCGCCTGTTCCGCCAGTGCCACCAGTGCCACCGGAACCAGCATTACTACCACCGCTGGAACCACTGGAACCGCTAGAACCACCGGAACCGCTTCCCGTAGACTGGTTGTATCCTTGACCTACACCACCAGCACCACCAGCGCCGCCGCCGCCGCCACCGCCGCCGTTGTGATAGGTATAAGAGGTCACAGATGATTGCCTTCGGCGTATCCGATAACGGTAGTAGGCTTCAGTAGCACCGGAACCGTTAGTGAACGTGCCCGATGCCCACAAAGAACCCGACTCGTAGTCGTATCCCCCGGTGCTGTATTGGTAACCACTGTAGGTGTGGCCGCTAAGAATTGTTGCGTTCCAATACCAAATGTTATGCGGTGCAGAGACTGCATAACGGTCGACACTTTTGCGTGAGGAAAGTGGGTTTGCGCCGTCCGCATAATATCCAGTAAAAGAACCGGGCGAACTGCTAGATGTCGATCCTTGACCGCCTGTGCCACCGGCTCCTCCTGCTCCGCCAGCACCTCCCCCGCCGCCACCGGCTCTGATCGTGCCGTTGTTGATGAGAGTGCAAGCAACGTCAGCTTGAAAAGCATCACCACCCGCACTAGCCGCAGCACCGCCCGCTCCGGTCAGTGTGCCGTTGTTGGTGATCGTCAACCCACCGTCTAAACCGCTGTCTACCTGCAGTGCTTCTTGACTTGTGCTGGTTGCACCTAATTCAACGCCGTTGTTGATGACGATCTCTTTAGGGTAATCAACACCATAGTCATCACCAAAAATTGAAGAAGCATCTTGATTAGTGGCACCGGAAGAATACGTCTTGCGAAAACCCTTTGCTTGGCTGTAGAAATCAGCAACTTGTATTTCGCCACTTGCCGGTACGCTTGCAGCCAAGTTAGTAGCACCATTGTTTCCTGCTTTTGCACGAACCAGTGAGCCGCCCCGGTACAGGTCAGAAAACTTCACCTGTCCGGAACCGCCAAATTCGTCCCGCATCTGCGAGAATTTTAGTTCGCCACTACCCGTTAGAGCCATTTTCCAACTCCTTTACCCGTGCCGACAGTTCTTTTACAGCTTCGATAAGAAGAGCGTGAAGCTGATCGTAGGCAACTACGTCGTACTCTGTTTCCTCATCTCCTGTCTTCAAGGGAAGGGTTGTCTGAGTGACCGCAGAAGGCAGCACTTGTGCTACATCTGTAGACATAACACCGGCAGATGATCCGCCGTGCTTGTAGTCAAAGGTATAACCAGTAAGCTGTTCTACTTTTGCGACTGCATCAGTGACTTGTTCTACATTCTCCTTGAGTCGCGGATCGGATGCGATAGTCGTAGAGAAG